TTACCTGCGAATTATCTGCAGGGTTCTTTTTGATTAAGTCAGAACCCTGCAGAGTACTCCCAAATAAGTTACGGAGTATGTCAGACATTACGCATTACATATATCAAAGGAAACTTCGGGCAATCCGGATGATGTACCTGAATCTGTTACTACTAAGGGCATAATAGCGCTGTCCCCATATACCTGTGGCGCACCTGTTTTAAAAATATCATGGATATCCCCACCACCGGCTATAGGAACCCTGCCTTGCGTCCACAAGGATCTCATGATATTAATATTAAACGTACCGGCTGCTGCAGCTCCAGTTGTTACTGTAACTCCTTCTATGCGTTGTACACCCGTATCACCTGATTGAAGGGAAAGCTGGATCATCTTACCGAGTGTAAGAGCAGCGGCAGCCTGGGTGGGCATAGTTGCAGAACGGCCAGAAGTGCCTGCCTGGTTCCTATAAGTAACCGTAACAGTAAAGGCGGTAGCGCTGGTAAACGTACCCAGGGCCTCGAACCACAATTCATTCCTGGCACCATAAACACTACCGGATCCGGGATAATCCGGGCAGCGGCCTGTGATATCGGGTTGAGTATCTGCAGTCGGGGTAATAGCGGCATTGTTATAATTGATAGGTCCCATTTTTACCAGCCTGTCAAACAACGAAAGCCTGCCGGCGACTGTATTGCCGAATTCAACTTTTGTAAGGTAACCGATGCCAGTAGAAAAAGAAACATCAGGATATCCCGCTGTAGCATCTGTTTGAATTGCCCCGCCATTTGCTGTATTGGTTCCGTTATTAGTTCCTGCTCCTGGGTTTCCACCAAGTTCAAACATGTGGAAGGTATTCAGGGCAACGGAAGTACGAGCTGTTGTTTTACAAATACGAACCCTTTGCCGGTTGGATGCTAGCCATTGGTCTACTGAATTTATTGCCATAATGTATTAAGGTATTTATGGTAAATTACTAAAAGGAGTACCTACAAACCATGTTGGGAATGTAGGTACTCCGGAAAATACTGGGAAATTATTATGCTCCTGTCAGAGTCCAGGTAATCTGTAGAGTATCTGATGCTCCTTTGGGGATAGCAGTGAAGGAGGCATACATCCACATATCAGCAGTGTTCTGGGTAACAATATTAAATGTACCAGCTTCTGTGATATTACCAGTACCTACCCCGGCAGCGAAGTCAGCTACTACTGTGATGACATTAGTGCCCCGTGTCTTAGAGGTAAAGGCCACTCTACTCCCAGAGATATAAGCGTTAAGAGTAGTTACACCACCAGTACCAGTTCCTACTTCCATCCAGCCCATCTTAGCCAGAGTAGGGGAAGCTAATATCTGGTCCATAATACCATTCTTACCCACAGTGGTTACAGTATTATGTACTTCTCTTTGTTCTTTGAGTTGGCCATCAGCCCCGAATAGCTGAATTAATACGTTGGCATTTATGCCGAATTTACTTTCTTCCATGATTGTTGTGTTGGTTTTAGGGTTATATTATCTTAGTTTTATCCAGAGGTCCCCATCTGCTGCCCCTATGGGTTCGTCCTGTTGTTTCCAAATCCTTTGGAAGTGATCTGCTAGCCATTGCTCTTCTGTTCCTACGTAACCACGGGCAACAGCCATCTGGTAAGCGGATAGGCCATGGGCCCCGGTGGGACCAGACTGTACAAAGTTTATAGCTATACCCCCAGTTATCTCTAGCTCAATGTATATTGGGGTATCAATAGAGATATCCAGTAGTTCAGCCATTAAGTTATGTTTTCACCGGTTACTATGAAGTCCCCCTTACCTATGGTAATAGGGCCAGTTATATCAGAGGCTTCCAATTCCCACCTATGTTTACCTGCATAGCCCACTAAAAGAGAAGGTGATAATAAGCAGGTTATGGTCTGTGTATCAACCGTTATGCCATTCCCAGAAGAGAGTTCTAGTATCTCTTCTTTAGCATAAGTATATACTTTGAACTTAATTGTTTTACCTACTAGATTGAATATATTAGGCACCGTAAACACTACATCTGCTACGTCTCCCTCTTGGCGAGTTATGGTTCTTTCTCTTTTAATTAGGTAAGTGGTCATTGTTTAGCCTTTAATTATAATAAGTAGTATTGACAGGGGCAGGTTACTTAATTTGTAACATTAACAAAGGGTAGGTTATCTTCCCATCTTCCCACAGTTTTAGATCTATGTGGTAGTATTGGTTTAACCAGGCTTCCTGTTCCGGTGTTAATTCAGGTTTTGTTACGCTTACATTCAAATGCGGTATGGGTGTCGGTAAGTTTAAGTATTCGGCACAGGCTGTAAGTTCATCGGGAAAGCGAAACAGTTTGGTTTCCCGTTTTTCGCTTAGAAATGTGTACTGGCTGCGAATGTGAATATCTACCCTTGGCTTTTGCAGTTCTGCAATACCTTGTTCCACGGTATAGCCTTTTTGAGCACAGCCCGAAAGGAAACGGGAAAGGGGTTCCCGAATCATGCTTACCAGTTCGCTTTTCCCGTCATCGGGACGGGAGGGAATACGAAATTGAGGGGCTACTTTAACATTCCGCATAAAAGGGTAATGTTTATCCTCTATCAGTTTTAACAGGCTTGTGCTTCCCGTCCTTGGGATAAAGCATAGTAGTTTTTCTCCTACTATAAAATACTGTTTTAAAAATCCTGTTTCCATATTGTTAAGTTTGGTCTACGGTAAATGTACATTGAGGGTTTGCTGTTTGGGCTGCAAGCAATACGCTCGGCGTTGGGACGGCATTCTGGTCTAAATAAACATACGTTATTGTAGCCCTATATGTACCGAAATACGTTAGAACTTCATCTACCAATTCAACCGTTAATTCGCAGTATCGCAAGCTAAGGATCGTTAAATAATCGTGTCCTGTAAGTGTTGGTATTTCTGCCAGTGCTACTGCATAAATACTTATTTCTTCAAGTAAAGGGCAATCTGAAATATCAATCCCCGCTATTTCCCCTTCATAAATATTAAATGTATTTAGGTATTGCAACCCCGAAAGGTCGATAACGGGTAATGATTGAGTAAAATTTACCAGTTGAAAATTCTCTAGTAAAGGAACTTTTGTAAAGTCGGGTAATTCTGTTCCTCTATAATTAAATAACCACAAATACTTCATAAGTGGCATAGTGTGCAAGTTTACGATAAGCGCCCTGTTTACACTTAGTAAATAACAATCCGATAAATTGTTGTCTATCCTTACTTCATAATCACCAGAATATACATACGATTGATTTGCAAAATAAGCATACCCGTCCATTTTGGTTACGTCATTATAAATATCATCGTAATTGGAATCCCCGTAATCAAATCTTACAGGGTTTGTATTCTCTGCTGGGGTAACCAAAGCAAAATTAGCTTCTTCGTTAGCGCCAACGGAAACCCTTGCTAAAAATATTGTTTCATCCCACTCGAAGCTACATTGTGGATTTGCTGCTTGTGCGGCGGCTACCTTACTTAGGGTTGGGATTCTACCATTCCCCCCTAATTGAGCTGCCACTATAGTAGGCCTTAAAACAGAGAAGTAATCAAATAAACTATCAATGTGGGATTGGGTAAATAGAGTGCACCCTAGTAGGGTTAATACCTGTAAGGTAGTTAACCCCGTTATGTCTGGTGGGGATGCTAGGTTCCCACAATAGGATATATTTAGATACTTTAAAGTAGATACGAAAGGGGATAGGTCTGGGGGAGTAGCCAAATAGGTTTCTGCTATGGTTAGGTTTTCTAACAGGGTATTGTAGGAAAAATCGGCTGGTGTGGTAGTAAGAGATCCAATATCTTCATACGTTACTAGTTGGGTTAGTTTACTTAGGTTAGGGATACCCACTTCAGTTGCCCTGTTTATTTCTAACTTCCTTAGGTTGGTAGCATTTGAAATATCTTGGCCATCATAAGAACCCACCCAAAGTTGTACCAAGTCCCTGTACATAAATAAAGATTGCATAACCCCTTGGTTATCGGGATCAAGCCATATCTTAATAACCCCAGCAGTATGTAAATCTACTTCTACCCTAACCTCATAGTATCCGGCATTCACATACTCATGGTTAATCTCCCCACTGTAGTAAGTGCCCCAATCAGTGATCAGAGTACTGGTATTATTATTAAAGGTTGCCGAGTCCCCATCCCCAAAATATATTGTAAAACCCCCACCTATAAGTTCCGGGAATGCTAACTGGATCCCTATACTGGTATTGGCAACACTGGTTATGACCCCAGCTAGTGCCATAGAGGTATCAACGTAAAAAATACATTGTGGGTTATTAGCCATAGCCTCACTAAGCAGGGTTGGATCGGCAAATGACGTGTTTGATAGGTTCACTTGAAGTAGTTCTGGAAGGTAGGTATCTTTATAGTAACCCAATATCTCATTAATAGAAGCTGAAGGTAGGTTTATTGAGCTATTAAAACTAAGGTAGTGTAACCCCTGTAAAAGAGATAAGTCAGGTAAATTAATAAATTCAGAACATTGGTCTATGTAAAGTTCCTCTATGATGTGGCTCGTGGTTAAACCTAGACCTGTAAACATTGGGCATATGGAGATGTTAACTACTTTTAAAGATGTAAACCAATCAAGGTTTAGAGTAAAGATTTTAGTTGTGTAAACATTTAATGTTTCAACCCCAACATAAAGTACTTCATCCGGAAACTCCATAGCATCGTAAAACCACCAATTGATACAGGGTAGCTCCACAAGGCTGGGACAGCCTGTTATAGCTCCGCCAATACCTATGTATACGGGAGTTTCTATAATATCAAAGTTCCATGTTATGGTACAAACAGATAACCTCCCATAAGTGTGAGAAAGGAAGATCGCAAATGTTGTACCTTTATTAATGTATTCTGTTATTTCTTCAGGAGGAGTTCCATCTCCCCAATCTATAGTAAAGGGTACGGAAGGGGGATCTGGGAAAATAAAATCAAAGTTAGCTTGTAAGGTAGCCTCATAAGTATTGTTATAATCCGCTAAAAACCTCATGGGTAGGGCAGTAGAGAAGTTTATCATCACGTGCCCTGTTGAAGTCCTGAATAATTGGTTCACGGGTAGCCCATCAGCCCTAGCATCTTCTACAGTATCATAAACGGGCAACCCCTTTAGGAGTTTGATATTTGTCATGTTAACCGAGAAAAGCTGGTTGAAGTCATCCACCTCAATATACTCATGGTTAATTGGGGCAGGTGCCAAAATCTTTTCATAAGGGATAGCCCTTAGAGTAGGTAAGTCTGGAACTAACTCTCCTAAAGAAAGTTCGAAGTAAGCGGGAGACTCTACCCCCCAGTAACTTTCTAAATATGTATATACACCTGGCTCAGTACCGTATATCATAACAAACCCAGAGAAGTGCCCTTGATCAAAACAGTAATAGGATAAGCCTGTAAAGGGTTGGGTATCGGAAGTTAAAAAAGTAAATTCATTGGAAAATTCAGAACGGGTATCAAATTCTCCCCCAATAAAAACTAGCCTTGCATACCATGTGGTAGGATTAGTAAAGCTAACCTCTTGACCCAATACTGAGATACTAACGGGTTTGAAGGCATTAGTACTTGAAAATTCACCGGTGCTACCAATGCGGGTTATTATTGTACCCCCGGGAGTGTATCCCCCTATATGTAGCATATTTTCACTAACCTCAAATTGGCCCGATGCTGCCCCACTACCTAATCTTAGCCACTTATCCCTCAGTCGGTTTTCTCTTACCTTGCCCTCAATTTCATCCCGTTTGAACACTTCAAAGGCAGTTGCTACCCAAGCGCCATTTAAGAATACCCTGGATATCCCCGAAGGTAATTGGGTGGGATCCTCTATTGCCCCATAGTATATTACTGGGGAGGCTACCTCACTGTCAGGTTTTTCCCAGTAGGGTCTGTAAGCACCTTCAGCGAATGCCAGGATATCATCTTCAAGAATACCACCAGGCCCACTGTGGGTGGCTAGTTCATGTAGGTTCATATTAACCATGCCCTGGTCTTTCCTGAACTCATCTTCTATCTCATGGGATGATGGCATTTCCATTAGTATGTTGTCTGTGCCATAAGCCCTACCCACTAAGTGGGGCCCGGTTAGGGGGTAACCGTTCATCGTCTTTGGAGTACCCGTTTCATCATAGGAAATAGTAAAGTTACAGAAAACAGTATCTCTACCTATTATCTCTACTACTACATACCTATCGTATACTGTAATACCAGTTACTCCTACCCCCGTTATCAGTACCTTATCCCCCACTTGCATATCAAGAGCTGTAAAAGATCCAGATATATCCACAACATTAGCTGTAATATCCCATAGTGTACTACTAAGCTCTATTACAGTTAATATGTCAATACGGGCTTGGAATAGTTTCTCTGCCATTATATGGTTATTCTTATGTTATTTGTGGTAGTGTTTATTAGACCTGCAATAGTGAACTTGTTTAAGGTTATAGCATCGCCAGTTAAGGTTACACCCACTAATTGGTTTTTTGTATCCATACGCCAAGCCTGCATCATGGGGTACCAGATACCAGAGTCCCGGTCTGTAGAGCTATAGTTTACCATTAGTACCATATTAGGATAGCCGGATAAGCTTACCATTAAACTTAAGACCTCTACCCCGGCTGGGATATTAAGGCTTAAATTATTACCGCTGCTCCAGGAGCAAGTTACACCAGCACCAGTAGCTACTACCTCTACCCGTTTACCCGTGGTGGGGTCAACTACATAGGTCTGTAGCATAGAAGCTCCCCCTGATAGTAGCCAGGCTTTAAGATCTCCCAGTGTTAGTAGGTAAGAGGATTCCCCAGTCTGATAGGTTATTCCTATCACGTCATTATCAGAGTCTGGGGTACTACCCTGGTTGAGTAGATTAGTATTATTTACACGTAGAAATTTACCAGATTCTACATCAAAATCTAAACCTACCCCCTCAATTAAAGCTACATTAATACCGACTGTATTATTTATGGGGATAAAGGTTATACCCGCTCCGGCCTCTGATATCTGGTATAAGCTTGTTCCATGGGGATTGTCCTCATTTTGTATGTGGTTGGTTAGGTCAGATGCCGATGCTACTGTACCGGGTAGATCATCTATGGCAATAGGCAGCCATACTGGTAAACCGGTAGTTGGGTGGGATTTAAGAAATTTACCCCTATCAATTGCAGCTGATGCTGAGTGGTCTGTGGCGCTGGTTAAAGAGTGGGCCCTAGCATGTAGAGAATTGTAGAGTTCTAAGAAGTTAGCATTAAGCCCGTTCCTTACGATTAAACCAGTTTCCCCGGTAGCCCCGTCACCTCCTGTGAATACGTATCTTGCCATTATTGTATAATTTAATTGTGTAACTTAGTTAAGGTGCTAAAGGCTCATCTCTCCAGTACTTAGAATCATCCCATCTCCACTGATTAGCCCATATACCCGTGGTTAATATCCAGTTATTTTCTATAGGCTCTTCGGTATTATCCCCATATATAATTTTAGATAATACTGCGTTAATGGGCTCAACAAACTTTATGAAGGGTGATAGAATGTCTAGTAGTTCTTGTGGGGATTTCTCCCCAGCTATAGTGGGCCAATTAGGGCTATCTCCATCTATACTTTCCCGGATGTGTAGGTTATAGTATGAGCAAGCTGGGCAATTACCATCATACCTTAACCCCTCATCATACAGGTATTCATCGTCATACCTATATATGGGTATACCCAAATCTTCTGTCCAAACATCTAAGCCGATCAACTTAAACATCATAACATACCCAAGGTCAGTACCCCTATATTTATATACAATAGGTATAAATTTTAATAGAGTTCTATATGGGAAATTATTACCCCCATACTCTTGGCCATAAGGTAGACTGGGAGGATTTCCCAGCATCTCTGCTAGATAGTTTAGGAAGTCTCCATCAATTTCCCAGGAGTCATACTGCCATAGTAAATTGGGTATAGCATAATAATAATCTACCATCTCATTATCTAACTCAGCCAATAGCCGGGACAGTACTAAGGCAGTATCCTTCTCCCAAAAATAGTTGGGGAATTTTGTGTTTAGCTTAGGTATTTGTAGATTATCCATTTATATAGGATTGGCCAGTTACAGTCAAGTTTATGTAGTTCATATAGGGATCTATACGGGGTACAGTATAATCCTGTAATACTATATCAGTATTAAAGGGGTAAGTATAAAATTCCCAATACATACCATTAAAAGGAGTACCAGTTGACTCTATGGGTTGGATAGTTAACAGACCTGGTATATCATACACAGCATTAGAAGCTATATCTGATACAAAGTCTATGCCCTTGTAGAGTTTAAAAACTCCACCCGTGAATATTAGTTTCCATTTAAGTATCTCAACCGAGCTTGGCCCAACCTGAGCATTCCATGAAAGCTGTTGATCATGCCCTACAGGCCTAGCGTAAGGTATTGCAGACAGGTTATGTACTGTTAGGTAGTCTACCTTATCTAGGTTATCTACTAAAGCTATGATATCAGATAATCTTACAGGTTTATTTATATCACTGGTGCTCTCAGAGTAAGCAGTGATTAAAGCTTCTTCTATATCTCTCCTGGCTAAGGTGGGGTCTACCCTAAATTTTGCAACTGCCTGTATTTCCATACTGATAAAGGTCTCCCCTGCCGCCTTTATACTGGTAAGGGTGGTTACCATCTTACGGGAGTCAAAGTAAATTTGTACCTCACCTAATAGACTATCTGGAGCTATACCACCCCCAGTGGGTGCTACGTAGATGGTTACATATTTACCACAGTTAAAGTGTAAAGCTGCCTTATCTACACCCGGAGCTAGTTTAGCTATGTCAATATAATCCTGTCTAGTTACTGCCCTGTCTAAAGTCTTAAGAGATAAGGGGGCATATTTTACTATCTCTGCTCTACCCTCTACATCAGTACCCCCTCTTGGAGATAGGGGGTTAGTTACTGATAGAGTCACTGCTGGGTCCTGTACGGGTATGGTTATACTACTTTGAATGGTGTTTATGGAAAGAGCGGGTACGTAATTACCACTCCTGCCATAGGTGATACAGTAGCTTATAGTAATATTAGTTCCCTCCTCTGGGTACATCCCCAATAGCCCATCTCCTACTTGGATCTGGTGGCCTATAGTACCGTCATCCCCCTCAGTTTGATAAGCTATTACCTTGAAATCAGCACTACCGTATCTAGAGAATGCTAATGTCTCCCTGAGAGTCCAAGCTATGCCATCTACCTGTAGCCCCGCTGACCCATGTTCATAATCAGGGGGTAGGGGTATACTCCAGCCAGGTTGGGTATTATTGGTTATTGTATAGGGGCTAATAGTTACCCTCTGCTTGGCGGGAACTATTAGTTTTGAGGTATTAGGGGTAAAAGCTAAAGTTTTTGTGGTTATAAATTGGAACCCATTATCTGAGGTTACTACAGTACCTATGGGTATTACTAAATCAGGGTTATCTACAGGGGCATCTGTAGTAAATAGTAAATCTACAGAAGCTGCTGTACGGGCCTTAGCTGAATAGTTTAGCAGTTGGGATATTTTATATACAGAGGAAGTCCGTTTAGCAGTGGTTAGGAATAACTCCCTTGCAGCGGTATCAATGTAGTAGTTCAGTTGTTCCGCTATACCTGAAAAGATACTGATTATTATTACCAGTATATTGCTGTCACTTAGGTCAGTTAGCTCTGGTATAGTTACTCTGATACGGGTTAGGATAGAGGCTTTTATAGTTTTGTAGGATCTATCTAGATAGCCTACCCAGGGGTTAGTTAGTTTCATCAGGGGCGGGGATTTCACGGGTTATTTCTAATTCTCCCACTACTGAAGTGGCGAGTATAATATATCTAACTACTACGTGCATAGAAGATACCGTGGGTATAGTTATAGATATATCTAGTATACTTATTCTACGTTCATATAAAGTTAGTGCATCATATAAGAACTTTCTTACTAGAGTCGCTAATACAACGGTATTTTGTTCTCCCAGTAGCTCTTCCAACCTTGATCCAAAGTCTGGATTAAAGTCTAAGGTATGTAATGGCCAATGTAGAATATTAAGGATAGAGGATTCTATGAGTTCTTTATACCCAGATAGTGCCACTGTACCTTCCGCTATAATAATAGGAAAAGTTAAACCCTTTTGATCTACTGTGCTTAATAAGTTATTTGCCATATACTATAAGGTCTAGTCTCATATCATTTGGTTAGGCTTTCTACCAGTTTGGTATAGGCAAAGTCTACTGCATAATTTAATGCGGCAGCCTCCCCTTGCAGGATAAGTTCTTGGCCTTTATCTGATAGCTTAGCGATAGGTAAAGAGGGGGCATAAAGGAAAGATGAACCATCTTCTAAAACCTCCTTCTGTATTATATACGCTTCATGCAAAGTTTCCTTTAAGGCTTTACCCGTTAGATACAATGAATAGGCGGTTTGTAGTTTAGCAATAGATTGAGTTATCTCTGGGTAAGCAGCTTGTATGGGTTGTGGTACTTTTTGCCACTGGCCCAGTATCTCAGGTATAGACATATTCTTATGAATAGTGATACCAAGCTTTTTCCGTAATTCTAATTCTACATCTATGTGTTTCATCCTACCTTAACTTTATTAGAAATACCCACTTGAGATAGATCGGTTATTACAGATAGATCAGGTAACTTAGCATACAGTACTTGTTTACTACCCCCTAAGTAGATACCCTTGTCAGAGTCTATATTAACTCCCTCCTCAGTTATCTGTACCTTAGTAGAACCATTGCTTATGTTAATTACCGCGGTAGAGGATAGGTATATACCATCTTCATCCAAAGATATTTCCCCACCTTTACTGTGAATAACAGTGATGGTGTCCAGGTCATCATCCAGGGTTATTATATGGCCCTTTGGGGTTTTAAACCCATATACCTTAGTACTTTTAAATTCTTCGGGTTTACTCCCCTTACTGGGAAAGTAGTGGGACCAGATAGGATTCTTCAACCTACCCATTTGAAACTCTACCCATACCATATCACCTACTACTGGTAAACATTGGGCCCCATAGTTATCCCCAGAGAATACCCCCTTTGGTAGTGCCCATGGCAATTCTGAAGTGGGGTTTAATAAAGTGGGTAGAGATACCTGTATCATATTCATACCTCTGGGGTCCTCATTATTAATCACGTAAGCGGGATAGGACCCATAGTATAAACCTACGAATTCTAACCCAAATTTACGGATGTTGGCTAATATACTGGAGACGTCCATTAGTAGGTTACTAGGTTAGCTTTATCTTTAGACTCTTTTATACGGATATGGGTATTGGGACTGTATCCCGGTAGTATAGCGCCCAGGTTTTTTAAACCCAGTATATTAGCCTCGGTAGCTCCCCAGTCGGTAGCCCTTACCATCCGGTATTGTTGTTCCCCCTTATTATCCTTATAGCTTATTAAGAAGTCCTTTTGTGGGTATCTTTCTATTAAGTCAGGATCTGGGATACTAGGGGTACCTGGAGGAGGACAGGTTTTACAGATAGCTTCTGTTGCTTCTTTTTTACCAGTAGTTTTCTTGGCGGTAGTAACTCCCGAGGGTAAAGGTCCCACTGGGTACATGTCTAAAGCTACCTGATAGCCTTTAGCGCTTATGGTATGGGTAGCAGTAGTGATGTGGCATATCCCTATATGTTTAGCGCTTACACCTTTTAATATGATATTCTCATGGCAAACTACTGATGGGTCTCCCAGTATAGTAGCAGTTATTTTCAAACGGCCGGTACTACTGCCCTCTTTCATTTTAGAGATAGATTGGTCAAGTGCTGCCATTTCTTTCTCTACCGGGCCTACTACTACTGGGGAATTAATATCATGCTTAGGCCTATAAATAGGGATACGGGGATTACCTTCTGAATCTGAATCAAGCTTCATTCGGGTAGACTCAGGTTCCCTTTGGGGTCCTATAGTACCTATGTTAGGGTCTAGATCACCCTTTAACCAATTAGCAGAACCCCTTGGATCGTAGACAGCTCGGATGAGATTACTCTCCATTTCCACTTTATCTTTATAATCACCAGCACTCCAACTATCATAAGGATTTTTTAATGGGCCAGTTATAGATTCTAAGGAAGCTAGGAAATCATTAGCCTGTTCAACAGCATAGGCATTAAGATCATCCATGTTTTTCTTATTATCTATAAACTCTTTTACAGTAAGGGCCCCAGTTTCTGGGTCTACTGTTAAGTTTGAAAAGGCACTGTCATTGCTTGAATAAAGGGAGTCAGTGCTAAAAGTTATATCTAATAAGTACCCAGGTTCCCCACCCCAGATGTACTCTCTAGTTGGGTCATGGTGTAAGTTCTTATTATATATTACCATAGCATTACCATGGCCAGTTACTTTCCAAGTGTCAGTGGTGGACTGATCAAGTAAACTGGTTACTACTTCTTTTACAGTTTGCCCCTCACCCTGGGCTCCTTCTGGTATACCAAAGAATACCCTGTCTGGGACGTTTGTTACTTTAATACCATTAGCCTTTAGCTTTTCTAGCCGATCCTGTTCTGCCTTGAATTTCGCTATATCTACTGGCCTATTACCACTCTCATCACATACCTCAGTTTCTCCCCCATAGGGTGAGCCTGTTTCATTTTGTATTATCACCCTTGCTACTGCCTCAGGTAGCTGCAGGGGTGACCAGAATCCAGGAACGTCTTGGAGGTTAAATTCTCTGGTATGGTAGTAGGAAGCATCATGGTGTACTTTATCCCTTTGCCTTAAAGTTATTAAGTAAGGGGCTAATACGCAATCTACTTGAAGTACCTCGCCAGTAGCGTAGTCCTTGATAACCGACTGGTTTTTAGCTTGGGCTTTTAGGGCCTGTACCACTATGCCCAGCTTAGGTAAGCATTCTAAGTACTTCTTAAGGTTTTCTGCTTGTAGTAGAGTAGAGCTTTTACCGGCACTTAATACCGAGAAGTCATCCGAGAAGCTGAGGAGTAAGGTTAAGCCATTGGCTGTATAGGTCTCAGTTACCTTAGTTATTAATACTCTTATGGGTTCTGACATATCACCCAGGTAACCCCAGGTTAGTATCAGGTGTTGGTATTTCCGGAAGGCTAATATGTTGAACTGATCAACTTTAGTTAACTTAAAAGTTACAGACCCTTCATCAGCAGCATCCTCAGAGTAGGAGTAACTGAATTGGTCTAACGCTACCCCAGGGGCTAATGAGTCTATTAACTCATTACTGTTCCTATCCATGATGATTAATCTTGGATGGGCTATCTGGTAATCCGAGGGTAGCTTACTTCCCAGTATCATCTCTGTTTTGGTATTAGTAAAGTTTTACCTATGGGTAAGTTAAATGGGTCCTCAATATTATTGAACTTAGCTATTATATCCCAGTCTTTGTGGTTTTGATATTTAGCAAAGCAGATACTCAGTAGAGTGTCCCCCTGACCCACAACCCAAGTCTCCTCCTCCCCAGTAACCTTAGGAGCAGGGGTAATGTCCTCAGCTATCTTAGTACCATCTGAGAATTTAATTACTCTTATAGTGTCATAATAGGCCATGTGAAGAAAGGTTAGGTAAAGTAGGTGTGTTTTGTAGTTTAGGTATTTGGGGCTGTCTGAATTGCCCAAAGATTTCTTGGGTTATTCTGTTGTGGTCTACTACCTTTACAAAGGATATATCAACAAAAGCCTGAGAAGGTAGTAGGTCCATGTGACCCTGGAATAGAGATAGCTTGGTATTTAGTTTAGATACAAACCAAGTGTCCATACTAAATAGCTTAGAGTTCCTACCCCACTGGATCATTAACCTATGTAAGCCACCCCTATACCCATCAGCCTTAGACATAGCCTCTAACCACCTGCACCAGTAAATTACGTCATCTTTAGCGTGTACCTTAGAGTAGAAATCTATAGTGAAAGAGAGGGTATCTTCAGAACCAGTATATTGGTAGAAAGGGTTGTTCCTACCAAATGAGGGAAGCGCTTGTAGAGAAGATTCATTATTATATTCTACCTCTAATGGGATAGTGGGTAAGGTTATATAATCATAGGTCTTTTGAGTTGCGCCATCCCTACGGTGATCAATATCAATGATAGTGATCCAGTCCTGGTTCTTTACAGGCTTTACTATAGATTTAGAAGTAGTAGCCTGCTGTGTTTCCAGGATAGTCCGGTAGGAGTTCTGTCCTACGTAATCCCGTGGTAATGAGGGTACCTCTGTTATTGGTTTAGTTATAACCCTAGCCATTATGGATTTATTATTACATTAAGCTGTTTGTTAAGCTCATGGTTTATAGTCTCGGTTAGTTTCCCTGCTACGTATACACTAACAGTACCAGGCTTACTCATGTCGTAAAATTTACGATTACCATAGGCAGCTGGGTCTGATAGATATTCATTCTTTCTTCTTTCCAGTAGCCAATCTGCCATGTTTTTGTTAGCACCAGCCATAGCGTATAGGTTACTTACTTCTCTTTCCTTTGTACCTATAGCATCTGATAACCGGGCTAGTGCTAACCTATTGTCTACTGCGGATTTTTCTGTACTTTCTGTGTTTTTGTTAGTTGCTTCCGTGTTAGCCCCAAGAGAACCTGTTAGTGATCCAAAGATCATAGGTAAAAGGGTAAGAGCAGCAGTTAAAGCTATACCCCAGGGACCCCCTGCAAACCCTAATACTCTACTCAGAGCCCCAGTACCTAATTTCTTTATTAAATTTCCACCAGTAGCCCCAAGTAAAGCACCCGCCCCACCGGCAGCTACCCGAGATTGAAACAGTGACCTTCCCATACCTGCCCCAAACCCAACTGGTTTAACGTAAGTGGTAGCAGCTTTTAGACCGGCAGCAGTACTTATACGAGTAACTCCCCCAAACATCCCTTTCTTAAAAAATCTACCCCCTGCCCCCATCATAACTCCATTCATAGCCAGGTTAGCGGCCAAGCCGGCATTAGAAAAGAAGGCGGGTTTAAAACCTCCTGCCTTACCCCCAACACCCATACCCGCTCTCATAGAGGCTATACCTACTGCCATAACTGTACTGCCGTAAGCAGAAGCTGCCCCAGTGAGTTGTTGCCAACCCGTCATCATAGCGGTCTTCATCCCAGTAAAGCTACCATGAAGGTAGGATTGAGAAAGGGCTAATGTAGAAAAGGCAAACTTAAGACCCCATACAACAGTTTTTAAAACTATTAAACCAGCTATCCAGGCAGTAATTACCCTACCTATGGGGTTTCCAGTAAATAGTGTCATCAGTTTAGTTATACCCCTAAGTAGTCCTAATATGGCAGCAGCTAAAGGGGCTACAGCTTGGGTGAATTCATTCACAAAAGATAGCCAAGCTCCGTGCATCCTTTGGATGTCTCCTTCTGGCCCACCCATCATGAAGTTCATAATGTTCTTAGCAAAGCCAGGTTTACCTTCTTGGGTATTTAAGGCATTTCGGTATTTTTCCCATTGGCCTAACTGTTGTAACAGTTTACTACCGGCCCTTTTACCACGTACATTAAATACCTGGTAAAGCATGTTTTGTTTATCAACATCCCCCATCTTAGAGGATGCTACAGACATAGCCTTAAAGATATCCATTACAGGCTTAAGATCACCTTCCTGGGTTACTAAATCTTTGGGGTTTAATCCAAATGCTTCCCAGGCTTTAGCCCTACCCGTTTTACCGTACTGGCCTAAACCTAAGGCCATATACCGCATCATGTTTTCAATGGCAACTCCAGAGATACTTCCCTTTAAACCTGCATTACCCAATACCATTAACATGGCTAATACATCAGGTAAGCTTTGTCCTAAGTCAACCCCTGTAGCTGATACATACTTTAGAGATTCCCCTAAGTCTGTTAAGTTGATAGCGGATTTGTTTGAGGCATAGGTTAGTAAGTCTGTTATATTTCCCATGTCGGCAGCAGTCTTATTAAACTGGTACATGGTGTTGATGGCAATCTGGGCTGAGGTTGCTAGGTTAGTCATGGAAGCCCCAGCTAAGTTTACTATAGGTTCAGTAGCTTGTAAAATACCTTTAGTATCAAAGTTAGCTAAACCTAATTCTCTCATAGCTTGGCCTGTCTCACCAGGGGTAAACATTGTAGTACCCCCGATTTTATTGGCTAAGTCAAATAACTGTTTAAATTCGGAATTAGATGAACCAGCGGCAGCAGCGGCACCCCGTATAACATAGTCGAATTTAGCACCTTCCTTATACATACCCGCCATACCCATGGTAGCTAGAGAACCAGCAGCAAATAACTGCCCGTACATATTCCTAGCTGCCCGGAGATTTTCTTGGTACATCTTAAGTTCATCCTTCAATGAGCCAAATGCAGCCTTTACTTGGGCTGCTGGCCCAGAGAAGTTATCCCTTAAGTGGACGTTTAATCCTATATTAATTTGGCTTGAGCCGTATGCCCCTAGAATCATAGTATAATCCTTTTATTTAAAAAAAATGGGCTTGTTCCGATTAAGTGGTGGAATACTTAGCTTTATTCCTTTCACTCTCTTCCTTGCATAGGTCTAGTAAGCGTTTTCTATGGGAATAGGGGAGCTTCTTAAATTCCCTGACTGACATGTGGATATTAAACTGGGCTACAGAATAATAATCCCCTATCAGGTCCCCTGAGGAAAGAAAAAATTGGCTATGGCCATTAAGGGTACAATCTGAATGGCATCAGTGCGAGGGTTAGTAACTTCAGTATTACCATCAAACTCCTGGTCATAGTCTGCTACTGCTTTACGTAGTATAGCCATTTCGGGGGATTTAAAAGACTTAAATGTTTCTACTTTTAGCCAGTTATCCCCCACTAATAGTTGGAGTTCTCGAGTTAATAGTTTTGTGTTAACATTCATACCATTATCTCCCATAGCCAATAGCTTCCGTTCTGCCCAACCATTTAGGAGTTTAAACCTTAATTTCTTAATTCCTGGTGTAGAGGTTAGTTCCTCTAGTATTACCGATACCTTACCAGTCATATCCATATATACCCAACCATCTTTATCTGGGAATACTTTATAAGCAGCAACTCTTTCAGGATCATAATCAGGGCTCTTTAGCTCAGGAAATGGTAAAGAATAGTCCCATATATACCTTTCGAGATTTTCTTCATAATGGTCTGGTATACCCTCATTATCATCCCATGTAAATGAGAACTCTAATAGGTTGCCCATAGAGAAGATACGGGATTTTACAATAATAACATACTTATCTCGTACTGGCATATCTAATACCTCTTCTAAGGTAAGTATACCCCTTTTATCTTTAGCCTTTGGAGAGAAAGCTACAATAGCCTTTACAAAGAGATTTATACTTGAGGCATCTTTGTGAAGAGAGGCGTTAGAGATAATACCATCATCTTCACCATTCTGTTCACGAATTATCACCCAGCTACCTGAGGGTAGGGTGATGGCTGATACTGGTACTCCCTCGGCATTTATCATAGCCATCTCCATGTGAGCAGCTAGGGTTTCGGTAAAGGCAGTTACATTTTCGGGTTTCATAGATTTATAATTGGGTTAAAACAAAAAGAGGAACTATATAAGTATATAGTCCCCCTGGGTAGTATTAAGTAGCTAGCGTTAGAACTTGCTGATGTAGTTGCAAGCCAGCTCTACATTTTCTACGGTATTCTCTGAGGATTTACGATCAAGAGGTAATCCGTTTATTTTGATAGGGAATACTTCAGTGCATACCCATTCATTTATTACCGTTACCCCATTGGTACCGTACTCCTTAACTACCATGGTTTTGTAGTACAAAGCGGGCTCAGCACCACCATTCAGGAAAGGATCAGCTACCAGGTTTTTCCAATCCCAGAACATCATGGATTCTGTACCAGCAGTAGACCTCATGATATTCTCAAGGGTTATGTTTCCCACTTTAACCCGGCCACCAGTTTTGATATCATGATTACCTTCTGAGTGTTCAGCTATTTCTACCTCTGAATCGGGTAAGTTTACTTTCTGTACTAAGAAAGGCTCATAGGGTAATTCAGGAAAGTAAATGGTGAAATTAAATAATTTCCTGGGGCTTATCTTTGCCATATATTTAAGGTATTAAAGATTATTAATTAGGTGTAACTGTTAGGCCAGCACTTGAGTCCAGTACGAAGTCCAGTACGAAGTCTTTTAATGGGGCTATACTTCTTATGGATAAACGGGCTTTGTATTTGCCATCTTCCACATCGGGGGCATTGTTTATCTGCAAGTTAGCCAGAGAGGTTGTGAATTGATCTCCTTGCCATTCATAGGAATACCAAACTTCTTTGGTTACCATACTATCCAGGAAAGGTTTAACGGTGTAGTATATCTTCTCCCAGGTTGAAAAGGTATTGGGGTATCCCAAGAACTTCTCTAAAGTAGGCCGTATAGACTTAGTGATGAACATTACCATAAAGGTGATAGATGCGAAATTCAAAGCTGATGGGTCTATCATTCCCGTGTAATCATCATTCAGGTAGGTTAGGCCGTTTTTCCTAACCACTACATTTATTTGATTACCAGCCAGTATCTTGAGGTCGGCGAGCTGGGCTGGAGTACCAAAGTTATTCACAACCCCTAAAGTATTAGGTAGTAATCCATAAGTCTGCCCAGTAAAGCTTCGCCATTCCCCAATATTGTTATGTACCTTTACAGCAGCAGCGATAACATCGCCCAGTTCAGATATCTCTGTTACTATCCCCGTGGTGGGGTGGGTTACTATTAAACCCCCAGCAGTAAAGAAAATGTAAGGAGAGTTTTCTGAGTCCCTAGCGGTTACCAAAGCAGAGGCATCCAATGACCCATTATCAAGGTGCTGGAAGTAGATAAGATCTTTACGGCCAGCAGCGTAATCTACACCATCCTCAATAAGATTGATATTATCATCTGAGGTACCGGGGGCTGCTATGATATAAGAATCATCATAGTTATCGAATGCGTAGAACCCAGTTTTACCAGCTAAAGTACCCACATAATCAGCAACATCTGGTGTATCTCCATCAGCACCTAAAGTATCACTTCCCAAGGTAACAGTTTGCTGCCCCGGAGTTATATCTGCAGCAGCTAAGGCTGATAGGTCCTCATATACAGGTTCTACCAGATTAGACCTCTTAGAAACTATATCCAGGTAATGAGATGTTCCAATGGTAGGCTTACCTACTATCTTCAGGTTTGTATAATACTCATTTAAGTAAGTATCTAGGCTGTGGGTGATGGATAAGTCGAAAGCTAAAGTATCCCCATTACTAGCGGGTTCTACTGAAATGGATACTGAGTTGTAGTTTACTCCAGGGTATTTAGCTACAAACCCAAACAGATTGTGGGGAGTTCCCAAACCATCTGTGATAGGGTCACTAGTAGCGATAGCATCAGTACCATCAGTTATGCGGTTAACCCTGAGTACTACCCCCAACTGTATCATACGTAAGCAGGCAATAGTAAATTCCCCACCGTCATTACCGAACAGATTTAAGAACTGTCTCTGACTGGTAATAAGAGTTGAAGGGTCTGCTACTGGGCCCCTAAGGGTAGTCCCCAGTACAAATACTATCCCCTTAGAGGGGGTCGAAACCCCTATGGAGTTATCTATTAGGTTTATAGTTAAATTGCTAGGCTGGCCCATAACAAACTGATTTTTAGGTTAAGTAATTAATATATATATACGGTTAATCTCGAGGAGGTGTGATGGAAGTATGATCAGGTTCTCCCAGTATTTCTTGGTTAATGTGGCTTGCCAGAGATATCTCTACTAACTTAACGTGAGTAGTGGTGTAAGTTATTAACTCCGAATTGAGTAAGTCTTCTATCTCATAGCGGTATACCCTTTCTAAGAGATCATCTGAAGCCATGCCAATATCCCCAAAGCCTATATTATTTATGAAGAAAGTCTGTACTCCCTCTTCTGGGTATTCCGATAAGAACAGGGATTTAAATCCTCGGAAGGGTATAGCTTTTGACAGTATACTGGTTAACTCCCTTATCTGTTTAGCAGTAGACCCTATGAGGTGTACCCTGAAGGTGAAAGAGGCTAATAGGTTGGGTAATGTGTATCCTCTAAACTTATCCCCTATCTTCTCATACATCTCTGTACCATCTACGCCAGTGGTACCAGGTAGGAAGTTCTCTGAGATTATTACGATACGGGGAGGTTTCTTTAGCCCCTTATACTGTGGGTTAGAGTTATTAAATACCTCTATAGCAAACCCCTTTTCACTATCTACTATGGATTTTATATCTGCCTGGTATTGGTTATAGCCTGTAGGGGAATCCTCATAAGCAGTTATATCTGGCAAATAGCCCCTGTTTACACATTCTCCCCGTATTGCATGAAAGATAGTGAGTTCGATTAGGTCTTGGATATTAGGAGCAGTTATCATACTTTTATTTTGTATTTAGCGGCCATTACTACTCCAATACTGGCTATTACTCGGGCGGTTAGAGTAGCATTACCCCCCATCAATTTATAGGTTGGGCCAAATAGAGGTCGGGGAGCAATACCCCTTACTGCTGACCCATGTTCAAAGATATTAGCATATTGCCCCAGTGTTAAGGGGTTTTCCTTTCCTACCCCCATTATACTGTTGGTTTTACTTATACCTATAGATACTATACCATTACCTTTATTATAGATTTTGATATTAGCAGCCATA